CAGGTTCGACCCCTGTTACCCGCACCAAACCCGCAAACCCGCGTCCCGCTTGGGATTGCGGGTTTTTCCTTGTATTACGGGGCTTCGCGGCAGGTTTTTGTTCTGCCCTGTGGGGCGCGATTTTGCCCTGCGGGGCATAATTTTGACCTCAAATCTGCCACGAATCTGCCACGAAAAAACTAACCCGCATTCCGTTCCCGGCGCGGGTTGGTTTTTCAGATGAGGTTTTTGCTCTTCAGGTGGGATTTTATGAGGAAAAGGACGTAGTCAGGGCATTCTCTAATCCCCGATTCCCAGTTCTGAATCGTGCGGAGGGGGATGCCGCCGCAGACTTCGCCGAAAGCTGTTTGCGAAAGACCGGTTCTTTTACGGAGAGACTTCAGAGCCTCGGCGACTGTCGCGATGACGGTGACACCGAAAAACTCTGCGGCGCGGTCGATAACGCACTCGAAGGTATCTCCGTCTGCCTCGTTATACTCGTCGGAAAGTCCGGCAAGCTCACACAGGTGTCTGATCTCGTCTTGGCAGTCGTCCCAGCTGTCTGCCTCGCGGATTGTTTCGGCAAGCTCCTCGGCTTGGTCGTCGTCGGCAAAAACGACGTCTTCCGCGTCTTCTTCGGAAATCTGCCTTGCGCGGTTCCAGAAGTCAGACCATTCTTCCTTGTCTTTCGGGCAGTAGCTTTCCTCAAAGATCCTGATCTCGGTGCCGATTTCGTCGGTGCCTTTGAGATAGATCGCGGGTTTGCGGTCATTTTTCTTGTCCTCGCGGTAGAAGCAAGGACGGGCTATGAGCTTTTCCTGCTGATATTCGTCTGTGAATTCGAACATTTTGTACCTCTTTCTGCCGGGATCAGCCGCCCGGCTCGGCTGTAAATCAGATGCTCTCTTTTCGTTTTGTTGCAGACCGGCTTTGATTATCTTCTGATGCCTTCGTAATTTTCGGATTTCGGCATTTTTTCGAGGACGTTATTGCGGTAGTCGCAAAGGACAAGGAAGTCGGTTTTTTCGGTAAACTCATCATTGAGAAGATACATATTTGCGCCATAAAACGCGATTGCAAGGCTGCGCTCGAAGATCTGGCGGAGGTTATATCCGTGTTCGACGTTCCAGTCAAAGTTTTCTCCGCAGTAGATCTGGCAGAACTCTCTGACTTCGCTTCTGACCTCTTCCCATGAAGCTGCGTTTACGATTGTGTTGACGAGTTTTGCGATTCTGTTGTTTTCCATTGTGTACCTCTTTCTTCCCGGTGTCCGGGGTGTTTTTTATCTTACGCGTCTATTATACACCCATTGAGTGCATTTGTCAAGGGGTTTTTGAAAAAAAAATAAAAAAATTTTTGAAAAAAATAAATGGCGGCAAAATCGCTCTTGCCGCGCACTTATTTTACCTTATTTCTTCTTCGTTGCACCACCCGTTAGCCGTACACCCGCCGAAGCCCTTCAGCAGATACGGATGTCTCGACTTGCCGAGCCGGTATATCCTCATGACCTTTGCCTTTCCCGGCTTGCACCTGAAGCCAAAAATAGCGTTTGCGTTCCGGTAATGCTTTTTTCCGGCAAAGACCACGGTGTCGCCGACGGATATCACCTTTGAGGGATGAAGAAGCCCGTCCACGTCGCGCCGGAAGTCGTCCATCGTCAGCCCGAACCGCTTCAGCCAATGGTCGCAGTCGGCATGATTGCTTGCATAGCCCTTTTTGTACGCTTCCCTGTGAGATACGATGACCGAGGCTTCCCATCCCCATCTGCGGCAGATGTCGGCACACAGAGAAACGGCAGCGTTGTAGCACGCCTTGAAGTACGTCTCGTCCTTCAGCCCGTCCTCGCATATCTCAAACTGTATGTGCGGATACGGAGGATAGTTGTAAGAGCCTTTCTTTCCGTTCCCCACGCCCCACGCGCATATCTCCTCCGGAAGCAGATGAAGTATGCCGACCGTGCCGTCAGCAAGCCGCCCGATCATATAGTGAACCGCCTTGTTCACGTTCGGTCGGTTCCAGTGATTGCCGTACTTGTTGCGCCCGATCTTTGAGATTATTTCAGCCCTTGAAGGATTGTCGTCCGACGGCTGACAGTACCTCGCCACCGAGGTCTGGTTAACTCCGGTCGAGTGTACCACGATCCCGACCGGCTCACACTCCTGATATACCGTATAGCACCGGCTCTGGGTGTGAAGGCATTCGGTTATAGTCATTATATGCCCTCCTCACCGTCGTCGGCACCGGGCTTGTCCCCGGAAAGCTGCTTGTATATCTGATGCGCTCCCGTCGCCGCAAGTCCGGATACTATGCCCACAGCGATTGCTGTAATGATGTCCCCGGCAGGGAAGTCCGGCATTATGTACATTCCCAGTACGCCAAGCCCTCCTCCGAGTATGCCGCATATCACCGGAAGCCACTTGTTGTCAAGCGGTGTCGCCTTGATAAGCTGCGCGGCAAGGTAACAGATAACCGTTATTGCCGCAATTCCCGTAATTCCGAAATCCATAATGTTTGTCTCCTTTCAGGTTAAAAAATCGTTTGTTTCAAGAAGTATCTTGTATACCCGGCGCAGGTTCTCTATCGCAAGCACCGCCCGGTTGTTCTTGTAGTCGGGATGAGCCTTGCAATACCTCTCATACTCGTCTATCTCGACAAGCACGTCGTCAAATTCTTCCTTGGTATGCCGGAGTTTGCGCAAGACCTCCCCGTTGAAGCGGAGTATCTGCCTCCGATGCTCGTCCGCCGCTCTCATGTCGTCGGCAAGTATATGCCCTTCAAGCCGCTCCTGCGTCTCAAGAAGCGACGTTTTTATTTCTTTAAGGTCTTTAATCACGTCTGTATTAAACGCCCTCCCTATGGCTTTTATTATCGCCGTCCAAGGGTTGACCCTGATAGGCGTTATCTGTATGAGGGAAAGCAGGATGATTATAGCACCGCCGCTCCCCCACAGGATTTCTTTAAGTGTCATTTCTCAAGCTCCTTCCGGACAGCTTCCCGATACCTCTCCGGAATCTGCTCAATCGTAATCTTCCCCAGCTTTACCTGAATCGCAAGAAACTTAACCACCGGTCTCACCTCCTGTTATCATCTCAAGAAGAGCCGATTCAAGGGCAGAAAGACGATCTTCGTAGGTGGGAAGCTGAGATGCAAGATGCTTTTCGTATTCTTCCTGAGCCGCTTTAGCTTCTGCTATTTCTTCAGAAGTCATTTCGATCTCTTCAGCGTGATCCTTTTTCCATATTTTATACTGCATATTATACACCCCATACTTTTATTTCTGTTCCAATTCCGAACACCCGTGTACCTTCATTAGCTGCTGCCGAATTATCGCCGATGATAAATCCAGTTATGTCTTTCTTTGACACTGCAGAGTTTTGGTTTGAACAATTAAGAGCGGTTGATCCATTATTAACAACTGTTCTATTTGTATGATAAAAAATCCATGACGCATCGTCATTAACTCTATATCCGTAAAAAGTATTAAGACGATCGTATTGCTTCGGAAGCATTGCTGCCATTCCTCTTGTTAGTACATAATTCGCATAGGCACTTGAAATTGGCGAACCATCGGTATATATAGAACCACACCCGACATTATCTGTAGAATTTGATGGGGTTGCTTTAGAAATAAGCTGAATGATTAATCTTCTTTTTGCTCTGAAAGCGTTTGCACCAGTATCGATCCAACGAACTTCTTCTGTCGTTGTAGCTTCGTAAAGCAAAGGAAATGAAATATCACTACTTCCACCACCAACCTCAGTCGGCACAACAATTCCATCAGCCCCTATTCCGAGGAACTTTCCGGAGTTTGCGGTACCTTGGTTTTTATCGAGCTTTTCCATAAGAGCGCTTTCGGCAGTTTCATATGGATACATACGTTTCCAACCTCCGCCTACGCTTCCCTGAATATACTGGATGTAGAAGTTTGAGTTCTGGTCTATAAGAGCAATATATGCATAGCACTTCTGACTACCACCGCTTGCTGTGTTGTCAATCTGTGACACGCATACAAAACCTCTGAGAGACGAATTAGCAGCTTTCGCAGCATCCGGAATATCCGTAACCTTTCTGTTGACATATGCCGTATAAAAGCCAACCTGTGTAAGCCCTACAACATAATCAATAACCGTTCCGCTACCGATGTACACTCCGTAAGGACTTGCATATGTCCCACTGTTAATCGGATTTACATACTTGTAATTAAGCCCCGGAACTGTCAGACTGTTTAAGAACCTTTTCGCATCTGAAGAAGCTCCGTTTACAGATATGTTCCCGCTTCCGTCATCCGAAAATTCAGCTCCGGAAGAATCCTTCCACCCTGCATCTCCGTCGGCATCGCTGTTCTTCGTAAGCACCTGCCCGGTCGTGCCGCCGGAGGGGAGACCGCCGGAAGATGAGGGAATGAGGTTTTCTATCTCGCCATTCAGCTCGGTTTCTTCAAGCTCAAATTTAATTTTGAGGTTCATATTTCCTCCTTGTTCAGTATTTCACTTACCGGGACGTATATTATGTTCGACGCCGTCACGGTCGTTCCGATTTTGATTTTCAACTGTATTTCTGCCGCGCATAGCTTATCAAGCGCAAGAGTTTCGCCCTGCAAAAGGGTCACGGTCAGCGAGTTGTCGTCCGCGCCGACCTTCATGCCCGCAAGAGATATCTTTATTTTCTCTTTTCCGTGCTGTGCTATGGTCAGAACAGCTTCTTTTACCGCCGTTACATTGATTTCATCCGGCAGTATCATCTTGATTGTGGGTGTGGTTCCTTGTCTCATGACTTCATTATCCTACACTTTCTTTGATATTGCAAATACGCATTGATTAAGAGATATACCCTGCGACGTAAAAATCCGCACCGATGGTGATGTTTGACTGGTTATTCATGCGGAAAACACCCCACGCGCCGGTTCCGGTCTTTGACGGCTTGGATGTCTCTGTATCACCGGAGCCGGTGAGCAAACCGAAACGCTGACCGCCGTATATATGCGGCGTCGCCGTGACCGTCGGGATGCTTGTGAAGGTCACCGGGAAGGTCTGATTCGGTATCGCGTCGTCCTTGATGTACATACCGTTCCATGCTGTGGAAATGTTTACGGTCTTTGAGTATGTACCCCACAGTTCGCAGAAGCCGGAACTCCACTTGCACACCTTCCATATACCGCTTGTATATCTGGAGATGACATAGTCGGAAAAGGTTTTTCCGTTGACGGTCAGAGATTTGACCGCCATTGCGCCGGAAAACTCCCCTTGTGTGCCGGTGATCTTCTTTGCCGTAAGGTTCCCGTCGATGCTGACCGGGACATTGAAGCGGAAATCGTTTTCGCCCCAGTCAAAGACGGGAACACCCTTATTTACGCGATATACGGCGGTTTTCCCTTCGGTGTATATCTTATCATACGCGGTCACTTCCACGTCATTTACGGCAGTATAGGACACCCCCGACACGTTACCGGATGCGGTGTATGTGTTCCCGACCGACGATGCCGTGATTTCCGTATAATCGCCGTAAGAACCGCCGTCGGGCTTTACCCTCACCTTTACCGTGAGAGTGTTTGCAACCGCGCCGAAGGAGCCGGAGAAAAAGTTTCCGGTTGCACTTACCGACACCACGTCAGAACCCGCAGATTCGCGCTGTACGGTCGGATTGAGTGTGAGGGGTATATAGTTCACCATACTAAGCCCAGCAAGCTGTATGGCGGTTGTAAGCCCTCTGCTGTCGGTCACGCTGACGGTGACGGCACTGCTTTCGACGGCGTTGAGGGTGACGTCAGTTCCGATTGCGCTTATGCCGCCGCACGTGACGCGCGCAGAAGCCACGGAAGCGCCGTTCTTTGCCGTCGCGGTTGTCTGTACCCGAAGATTGGAAACGCCCTTAATGAGCGTTGCGGCGGCTCCTGTGAGGGCTGTTGCCTTTGTGTTTACATCCTGCGCGGTTGCAGAGGCTTCCGGAGCATTGATGCTTTCCCTCACGGATGCGGTGAGATATGTCTCGCTCGTCCCCATACTGGTCGAGCCGTTGAAGGTTTCGCACCGGATGTATATCTTGATTTCCCGGCTGTTTGGTATCAGCTGATATGCCGCCTCCGGCACCGTCCATCCGTACTGTGTCGCGGCGGTTTTGGATACGATCTCGGTGTACGTGCTCTGCCCATAATACCGGTATGAAAGGGTGCTGGTATACGCATTGTTGCTCTTGTTTATAACGATAGTGCTTGCCGCACCGATATAAGCATCCGTTGCCGTCACGGTGCTTTTTCTCGCGATTGCCGGAAGTGTCGCAGTGACCGACACCGTCCCGCTTGCGTTCTTTGCCGGGGTGTATGTCGTACCGTTTACCGTGAAAGTCCACTTCCCATAGAGCGGGATGTTTTTCGCATATCCGTCAGTGCAGTCAACGTACACGGTTCCCTCGTCGATAACAGTGCCTTTTTTATAGCTGTACCCGCCCTCGGAAAATGCCGACAGCTCCCACGCGGCAGAAGGCTCGTTCGTGCCGGAAAAAGCCGACGCGCCGTTTATCGTTCCGGTGTATGTCGTGCCGTATTGGTAAAACTCCGAGTTTATAGTACACGCAAGCACCATTTTTGTTGATACCGTGTGATATCCTGTCACGGTGTTCGGCGTTGATTTCCCGTAAAGCAGGATATAAAAGCCATAGTTGCCGCTCTGCGGTGCGATCTTTGCCGACCGTCCGAGGTATTGATATGTGCTTGTAAGTTCCATCATGTTCCTCCTATCCAGAAGCACGCTGTACGTGTGCCGTCATAGTCCTCAAGACGCGAGTTTTTGCCGATAATCAGGTACTTTCTCACGCTGACGTTTATCGCGCTCACGCCCTCGTTATTTGCCGTCAGGATGTTTTCGTCGTCACGGTTTACGTACATACCGGTGTTGTCGAGAAGGTTCTCTATTTCCTCTCCGCTTTTCTTTATCCGCAGACCGTCTTTGTCGAAGGTATATCCGGTTTCAGTCGTCACCGAGTTTATGTCCCCGACAGCTTCCGAGATCGCGATTCTGACTTGGTCTGCCGTCATGGTCATCGCGACCTGCTGAGACAGCTGGGCTACATCGAAGCGCAGTCCCTCCTCGGTTTTTGTAATCTGGGCAATTCTTTCCGTCCGCTCGTTATCGATCAGCTTTCCGACGTCCTTTGATACGTCGAAGGTGCTGTTTACGCGCATCTCGGACGCGGCAGAGTTTTTGATGCTTGTCATGCCGAGAAAAGTAAAGGACATATCCGTCACGACAGAGAAATATTCCGTCCCGTTCCGGTCTTTCACGCTGATCGTGTCCATAAACTCCGCGAGAGGATATCCTCCTATCTCTCCGTCGAACTTCCGGAGAGTTTTCCCGACGAAGATGCTGTTGAGCGCATTCACCGCCTCGGCTTCTTTGCCGTCCATCAGCGGGTTTTCAAGCTCTATCACATATCCGTCAGTTCCGGATATGACGCGGTTCCGGACGATTTTTCCGTCAACCACCTGAGAGGCTATCGCCGAAATGCCGGTTATCGTGATATCATCCGTCGCGACAGTCAGTTTGATCCAGTCCTCTACCGTCTGCACGGCAGGAGAAGCAAAGCTGTATGTGATGATCTCAAGCTCCCCGGCGCGGTTTATCCTGGCATTTCCTCCGGCAAGCATCGCCACCATGCCGAGAACCTTTCGGTAAGTATATCCGTCCGGCTTTGCCGTCACTTCAAAGTCGCTGTTTACAAAGCTGTCGCTTCCGTGAGCAAGACCGCACCGATTGCAGACATCGACGAAGATTTCCGAAAGCGTTGCCGGATAAGACAGCGCGGTGTCGTACTCCTTGTCCGTGAGGTACATATCGTCGTTGGCGGTGATGGAGATTATCGTGCCGGGGGTTTCGGGTGTCAGTACCGTAAAGATTCCCATGAGTACATCTTCCGTGCCTCCGTCAAGAGCGAAAAGAAGATGCAGCTCGATCTTTGCCCCGGTGAAGGAGTATGCACTAAGCGCGCCGTCGAAGTTCAGCAGTTCAAGCGATATGCTCCTGCTGATTGCTTCTCCGAGGGGCAGACCGTCAGATTCTGCCCCTTCTGACACCTTGTTTCCCATGATCGAGAAATCGTTCTCCGCAAGCGTCAGAACCGTGCCGTTTGCGAGGGTGATTGTCGCGCTACACCTGTAATCCGACCGGTCTTTCATCGCCTCCTTGAAGGCGTCAGATACCGATATCATATAGGATTCACCCCCGTCATCTGTATCGACAGGCTTTCATACACTTCCCCTCCCTCGATAAGCCGACCTATCGAAAGATTCCCGCGCCCGACGTAAAATTTTCCGTCTCTCCACGCACCATAGTAAGGCGAGAAATAGTGAAGCGTGAAAGAGCTTCCCTTTGCCACCTGCTGAAGGATGGTTTTCATCTCGTCAAGCGTAAGATTGCTTGCGGCATAGCTCAGGGCTTCGACAGTGAAAAGCCTTGAAGCCTTGAGCTTGCCGTTCTGCGCTCTCTTTGCGCTTTCGTCATAGGTAGTCTCGAAGTCGTACCCAAGCCCCTCGTCGGGCTGTCTTATGGTAATTCCGTTTATCTTGATTTTGTCCTGTGCCATATATCCTCCTTATGCAAGCAGGAAGGGATTCTTCCCGGTCTGCATCTGCGCGTTGCGCCCCTCCTCAAGCAGAAGCTGGAAAAGCGTTTTTCCATTCGCCGTCGCGGTGATGTTGTAAGTGTTCCCGCCGCCGGTGCCGGAGCCGAGCACTTCCCGCAGTGCCTGTTTTATGGTCTCAAGCGGTGCTTCGACGTTCGTCCCGTGCTTCTGATCGCCGAGAACTGCCGTAAACGGCGCATTCGGAGGGATCACCGCGCCGGATGCAAGATATGGAACGGTAAAAGACTTTAGTTTGCGTATTGCCGCTTTTTTCTTGTAATAATCCTCTCCGGGCTTCATGCTGTCCTCAAGCTGTCCGATCAAGAACTCCGTATAATCTGCGACGTGTGTATTGGTTTGGTTAACAGAACTTATTATTCCGTTTCCAAGCGCATCTCCGATTGCTTCTCCTGCCGCTTTTGCAGCCTTTTGATTTGCTCTTTCAAGAGCTTGTTTTCCGAAAGTTGATACAAGCTGAGATATAAGATTCTTGCTGTTTTTTCGTATATCATCAATAATTGTTTCGCCGGCTTTAATTATTGATAGCTTGCCATTGCGCAGTTCTAACTCAAAACCCTCCGCGTATGATCTCCCTGCTTCCTGCCCTCCCGCTTTTGCATTCTCAACCGTTCTTTTTACGATATCCTGAATTGCAGTAGAAGTACCAATAGCGTTTTCAGCCGCGCGCTTGTTAACCTCTTCTTGCCCTTGATTAAAGTTTTCGAAATCGTTTGTTGCTCTTATCAAGGCTTTATGATACATATCATAAGTGATAAGTCCGCGGGAATAAGCTTTTTCTATTACAGCATATATACTCCAAACCTCTCCTGAATCTATGATTTCAGCGTTAATCATAGCAATGTCTCTGTCAGTTAGAAGAAGCAAACTTCTGATCTTTTCAAGTGCTTTTTCGTTTACCTTAAGCGTCTTGGTGATTTTCTTCGATCTTGCCGCTTCTTCCGCTTCCTTGAAACGATCATATAAAGTTTCAAGCCCGCCAGAAGTCAAAAAAGCATCGGTATAGTCCGCGAACGATGGAACATACCCCCAGTAGTCCTTGAACTCTTTTAGGCTTATGTCACTGGTTATTTTTTTCATTATGTACTGGAATCTCTCCCAGTCGCTTAACTTGCCTTGAATAGTATCGTCCATTGACGGCAAATCTAATTCTCCGCCTGACAACGATCGCCCCAAGCCGCTAATCGCCTCCGAAATGCCATTTATTAAATTATAAACAACTCCACTTAAGCCGACAAGAACACCTCCCCAATCTATCCCCTTTATCGTATCTCCAATTTTTGTCCCAATATCATCCCACGGAATATTATCCAGCCATGTGGCTGTTTTTGACATAACATTTATAAATCCGTCGGATATTTTTGCACCAAAGCTCTTCCAATCTATGTCTCCAAGGGAAGAATCGAGTTTCTTCGTAACAAACATATCCTCCGCTTTTGTGCCAGAGCCTGAACCACCGCTCCCTCCGAAGCTTCCGGAATCCCATGTTTTTATCTCATCAAGTCCGGAAAGGTTCTTTTTTGCCTCCTTCGCGGCGGCTGAAGTGTCTTTGAGACCTTGGGCATAATCCTTCCATACATCCTTTGCCTGAATATACGTTTTCTGCCCGGTAAGCTGTGCGAAAAAGATTGCAAGCTGGGTTATTGCCTGATTAAGCCAATCTACAACTTTAATAATGTACGGCGCAAGTGCATTTATCAAAGGAGCGATAGCTGCAGTGAGGTTGTTTTTCAGCTTCGCAAATGCTGACTGTATGCCGGAAATGCTTGTGTTCGTTTTCTTGTCGAACTGGACGATGTTTTTTATACCATCCTTTATAGCTGCGCGGAGCTTATTAAACAGCATATAGACCGACGCGATGCCCAAGCCGTATTTGATAAACTTTTTCAGCGGGTTTCCGGAGCCTTTAATCCCTGCGAAAAACTTTTTCACCGCCCCCGCCGCATTGTTCATGGTGTTTTTTACTCTCTCATAAACGCCGGAAAAACCGACACCGCTTCCCGCCGCGCGTTCGGTTTCATCAGCCATTTCTCCTATGGATTCTGCCGCCTGTTCCGCTTCTCCCGATACCTGAGATACTATACCGAGCGATTCTTCAAGAGCCGCTGTGGATTCTCGGACGTTTTGAGGAATTGCCCCTATGGTAGCAAAAACGGCTTTTATGCGCTCGAAAGCCTGAGCGAAAATATTACCCTTTACGGCTGCCTGTTCGACCTCCGAAGACATTTCCGAGGTTGTCGTTGCCGCCTGAGCGGTGTTGTCAGCCGTTTCAGCCGTCGCTATTGCCGCCTCTTGCTCTGAGCTTATGTACTCGCCCAGTTTCTCACGCAGTGAAGCATAAGTTACTTCCAGTTTCCCGCCCATCTGTCCGAGCTTGTCCTGTGCTTCGGTCAGCTGAGAGGTAAGACCGGAGATGTCCGCGCCGGTGTATGCTTCGCCGGACTGCAACAGCCGGTCTTTTTCGGCTTTCGCCTCGGCTATTTTCTCCCGAAGCATCTCGATATCATACTCCATGCGCTCATATGCCGTGCTTCTGGTGCTTCCTCCGGTCTCCATGAAGCGGATTTCTTTCTCGATTGCCGCGTCAAGCTTCTTCTGGTAGTCGTCTATCTGCTTGTTTATGTCAGTGAAAGCCTGAGATTCAACCTTTTCGCTCTGCGCTTCCTCGATCTTCGCCTTGAGCGATTCAACCCGCGCTTCCTGCTCCCTGTATGCGGCATTCTGCTTCTCAAAAGCCTGTACGGACTTCTCAATGGATATCTGTATTTTTTCGCTTACACCCTCAAGGTTGTGTGCCGCCTTGCGGAAAGCGGCTTCCATGTCCTTGGAGCCTTTTTTGAAGCCGTCGGTTTCGATGGCTGTGTTTATTACTATTGTTCCGTCGGCGTGCCTTGCCATTTGTCTCCTATCCGAGCAGAGCCTTAAGCCGCTCCTGCTCCTGCAATTCCTCTTCCGAGTACTTTTTTTCAAAATCAACGAGCTTTTTGTTTTCCCGGTAAAACGTCCGCTCATACTTTTCGAGCTTTTCTCCCTTTGCCTTCTTGTTCCGGATGCTTATAACGCTGGAGAAAAGCCCCTCGCCTATCTCCATATATGCTCCGAGGAAAGTCCACCAGTGCAGATACGGTGCTACACGGCATTCTGTGCCGAGAACCTTGTTTACGGCAGGGATGAGTATAGGCGCGTCCTGCTCCCAGTCCATGAGCCGGGGCTTGGGGCTGTCGTCTGACGTGCTTCCTGCGTCGATAAACTCCACCGCTTTCTGAAAGGCTTCTTCGTACTTTTCCTGCGGGATTTTGTCAAAGTCCTCATACAGTATCTTCAGGCACACAATAGCCTTTTCGTCATCCTCAAGGTCGGGGTCGTTGAAGGCTTTCAGTACGTCGAGCACCGCGCGAAAGTCGCTTCTAATGGCAAAGCCCACACCCCCGATTTCAAGGGATGTGGGCAGTTCCCAGACATTCACTTTGTGTATTTATCCGTATATTTCTTTATCTTTTTGAGCTTCTTATCGACGCGCTTTTTGGTTATCTGCTCGATGATACCGCCAAGCCCCTCGATTATACCCTCAAAGAAGAAGTCGCCGTCGGAGTTAAGAGAGAGAGCGCTTACCTTCCCGAAAATCCCCTCGTGCGCGTTTTCGCCGAGAAGATAGTCGAACTGCTCCCCGATCTTCCGGTTAAGCTCTGATGCCCGGTCAAGCGGGTCTGCGTCCTCTGAATCTCCATAGCCGTTGAAAAAGTCTATCACCGCCCGGAAGCGGTCAACGATGCCGACGTCTGACGGATTCAGCCCGAATTCTCCTATCTTTGCTCCGGTTTCGTCTTTCAGGTCGATCATGATTTTTCCGGTATCGACCTCAAGTGTAAGTCTTCTCTCGTCCATGTGTTATCTCCTTAAAGCGATGAATCGGCTGTAAAGGCTTTGGTCGCCAGTGCGAACTTTCCCTTTACTCTCTCGCCGGTATAGTATACGGTGAACGGGATCTGATATCCCGAAGTGTCCCCGCCGTAAGAGGTCGGCACGACATAGCAGTCCTGCTGCCATGCAGTGAAAGAGCCGCTTGTGGTGGAATCCTCGTCCCAGAGATGCACCTCAAGAGCCTTGGTCTTGCATCCGTCTCCGGTCGTGCGGTTGTCGATGATGTCCTGAAGCTTGAGGAAAAGCGCGTCGCCGACCTCCGCATAATACGGATCTGCATCTGCGGAAACCTCGTACCCGTTGTGCTTGAAGGTCGATTCGCCGAGGATGTTTTTGCTGGTCTCGGTGTCGGGGTTCAGCTCGATGCTGTATTCCTCAAGGTCTTTGCCGAGCCTTTCCCAGCTTGCTGTGCTTCCGAAAGAAGTATCAATGTAATGCGCCATGTACTTTCTTTCGATTTTTCCGGTTATAGCCATATTATCCTACCTTTCAAATTCATTTTTGTACTGAGCGGATATGTATATCACCCAGTTTTCGCTTTTGTTTTCGTTTACGCTGTCGAGATATGCCGCTGTCTGCCGCTGTACCTGCGTAATCACGCGGTTTCCGGTCAGCGCGGGGTATCCGTCGAGCTTATACTCCGTGTCGTCTACCGTGATCGTCTGCCGCTCAAGCCACCGTCCGAGGTTGTCAAGCCACTCCTTGATCCTCGCCCGGCGGTCTTCAGTCAGATTTGCCGCACGGTATATGACGTGCAGAGGGTATACACACGTCTGCGTTACGTGTCCGGTGATGCTTTCCCGCTCTGTTGCTATAACCGCGCTCGATATAGGATACATCGCCTTCCCGCTCGTTTCGGGGAGCGTCGCAAATGCGATCTCGTCCCCTATCGCAAGCCCCGGATATTTGTTCAGCAGTATGCGCATTGCGGCGGTCACTTCTTCGTAACCGTCAAGATCATATTTTAACTCTTGGTCTGCCATCAGTCACCTCCGCCGGCTGTTTTTTTTGCTTTTCTTATCCAGTCAGCCGCATAATGCTTTTTGGCTTCTTCAAACCACATCGGCACGGCTTTCGGATTAGAAAACGTCAGTTCAACCTCCGGCACTTTTACAACCTTTTTCGCGCCTTTACGCGCCCACGGGCTTTCCGTCACCGGGTCAATCATCAGCTTGCCGTAGTACAGGAATCGCCCGTAAGGAGCATGAGCCGCGACAACCTCGCCGGAACCGGCAAGAGCCATGCTTTCCTGTTCAGTAAGTTGTATGAATGTCCCTGTGTCCATTGGCATAAATGGCTTCATGCCGCTCATCACGTTGTTGTCAAGCTCAAACTGCGCACGCTTGAACTGGTCGTAAAAGCGTTTGTAATCCACCTTGATTCTGAGGTCGCCGTCGATCATCGTAAAGTTTCCGGTGTATTTAAGCGCCTCGATTTTCTTGGACTTCGCCATAGCTACCTCCCAAGTATCTCAAAGTGCGGTATCACCGTATACAGAGCCGCAGAGCTGACGGTAAAGACGTAATCGTGCTTTTTGAGCATATAGTTGTAAAAGCCGTCGTACTTGTCGAAATCCGCGTCAGAAACCGGGGCAGTGTCATACTTTCCCCACATGAAGAAGTCGCTGTCTTCGCCTTCGCTTGTGAAGGTGATGGTCTTCGGCAGAAGGTCGTTTGTCTGCCTGTCCCACTCTTTGGGCGAAAGCCACTTTTTCCCCGCGACGTATATGCCGCCGTCAGTCTTTGTGTACTTTATATGCAGCACCGCTTTATCCTGAGATTCCGCGCCGTATTTCGCAAGTATCGCCGCCTTGTCGATGTTGAGATCAACCCCGGCGATGACTGTGGGATACCATGTATCGCCGAGAGAAGATTCATACCGATTGAAAACGGTGACGGTATCAGAGTACATAAGGATATGCCCCTCCGTACAGCAGATTCACGCCATTTGCGTCTTTTACTCCGGACAGGTATTTCCTTACCGTCGCAAAATAAAGCTTCCTGCGCTCATCCTCGCTTGCCGCAGCGGCATCTATCGCAGACTGCCCGGATGATACCGAGTAGCTGATCGATTCCGATCCGGATGATACCGACGAAACGACAGCCCCGGTGACGGTGCCGTCCTCGCGCTGTACAAACCCCCGGACGGATGCCGCGCGTTTTTCTGCGGCATCTATCTCGGACATATCATGTATAAGAGCACAGGCACAGCGGATCACAGCCTCGGCATCGTCAGCGTCCGTCGGGTGCGCGATTTTAAGTTTTTTCACCCCGTCCACGCCGGTTGTGCAGTAGTCCATATACCGCGATGCATCATATGAGAATCGGTTGAAATCTATCTCAGATATGCTTCCTTCACCGTATATCGACGTATACCGGCTGTAATCCGCGTATGCCATACGCCCTCCTCCTTACTTTACTGCGATGGTTGCGTTGCCGGACTTGAGCGCCTTATAGGTGCTGTCAGCCTCGACAACGGTAATCTTGTGTCCCGACGTTGCCGCGATGTCAGACTTGCCGTCCCATGTCGTCCAGTTGCGGACGTTCTGAAGGTAAGTCACGGTCGGAGCGGTTGTGGAATCGGTCTTGTACTTGTACACGCCGCCGACCTTAGCGGGAGTGACGGTCAGCTTGGTTGTGCCGGTCGTGCTTCCTGCCGCAGATGTGACAGTCAGAGTACCGAGAGAACCGTTGCCGTCGGACAGCGTAACGACCGCGATTGCGTCGATGTACTCCGCAAAGAGGGTAAGTCCCATGATTGCGAAAGCCTCGGACACAGCGGTGTTGTAGTTGCCCTGCGTGTGGAAACCGATGAGGTTCGTCTGTCCCTGAGTAGTATACTCAAGTCCGGCGCGGCCGAAATCGGAATCGCCGGGATCGACGTAGTAAAGCACGATGTTTTCGACCGGCGTTGCGATCACGCGACCTCTTTCGATCTCGTTTTCGCCGAGAAGGAAGATGGTGTTGAAGCCCATGAAGTCCTTGATGTACTGGAATCCGAACTGGGTCTGAATCGTGATGTTTGCGTTGCCGAGGTATTCGTATACGTCAAGGACGTTGACGAAGCCGACGGTGCCGGTCATGGTGCGGTGAATGGTCTTGAACTTGTTTTCGACAAGTCCCTTTGCCATTGCGAGAGCCATCTGGAAGGTGGTCTCGGTGTCGGTCAGCTCACCGGTGTTAAGGTAAGCGTAGAAGCGGGATGTAACCTCGCTCTGAAGCTGGAACAGGAACTCGTCGTCGGTCATCGCGACTGCGTTGTCGTATCCGTGATCCTTGATTGCTTCTATCGAGACTGCCTTTGCGTACTTCTCGATGGTCATCTCGGCGTAGTTCTTTTCCTTGACAACGAAGTTGCTGTAAGGGATCTCCTCGCCTTCGCCTACCGCGCCGCTCTTGAGCGTGCCTTCTGCGTACTTGCTCTTGAGTACCGCGCCGGGCTGTTTCTTGATGGGACGCATGATGCCGAGGATTTCGGTGAGATGCTCCCAGTTACGGGTGAACCGCGTGACGAAGTCTATCTCTCTCGCGGTTACGCTGATATTTGCGGATTTTATAAGTCCGTCTTTAGCTGCCATAGTTATTCATCCTTTCTGAACAAATCCATGTTCTGTGCGATGGCGGTCTGCCGCTCTGTCGCGTCTTTGATTTTGTAAATATCCTCGATGCTGGAGTACTTCTTTACGCCGTCGTTCTTCCCGAATGATGAAGTAAAGCGCGCTGAAGGTTTGCTGTCCTCGGCAAAAGCGTCCTTGTCCTCCTCCCTGAGTTTGGATATCAGGGAATCAAAGCCACGGAGCTTGCCGTCCTTGTTAAGCTCGATTCTCTCCTCTTTAAGCCGGGATTTCACCCCCCGCTTGGCTGTCTCAGAGGTAAATTTTATGCCGTCCAGCGCGGCATTCAGCGCGTCGTCAAGGTCTCTTTCGGCGAGCTTGTCCTTAAAATCCTTTTCCGCTTTCTCGGCTTTGTCCTTATATTCGGCAAGCTGGGTGCGCATGGTGGACAGGTCAACGCCTTCAAAGCCCTTGAGCGTGTTCTTCGCGCTTTCGAGCTGCGACTTGTAATCGTCGCGTTCCTGCTCAAGTCTTCCGGTCTTTTTCTCCATCTCGGCGACTGTCTTGTAATTTTCCGCGACCTTCTTGGTGAGATCGGGCAGTTTGTCCTCCGGAACTTCGATGCCGATTTCCTTGAGTATTTCTGTGATGTTCTGCATATTATCCTCCTGCGTGATTTGTTTTTCGCGCCGCCCGCGAATCGGATGATAAGCCGTGTAAACCCCGGCAAGGTAATTTTATGTCACCGACTGTATGTCAGCTTCATATCTGCGATATCGACAAGGGACTGATTCTTGCACTTCGGGCAGAACAGCGGGAAATCGCTGACCTTGGTGCGCCGATTGACCATCACGCGGGTTTTTCCTCCGCATATCGGGCATAACACCCACTCGTTTTCGGTCGGATTAATAAGCCTCACCCCCTATCATAACCATTGTAAAGCCAAAAACAAAAAAAGTCCAATACGCATTTAAGGGGGAGAGCGTTTCCGTTCTCCCCCACGCCTGTCAGCTAAGGCTGTTCAGCTTGCTGAGATACCGCTGTATCGTCTCGCGCTCTTCCGCGCAGTCAGCGTCCCGGAGCATTTCCTCCATTCTGCTGGCGAAGCTGTCCATATAGTCATCGAGGGTGTTCATCAGCCGCTGTTTGCAGTTTCCGTCCCCCGCGTTGTGTCTGTATGTCCGCTTACTGTCGATATATCGGTTATAAGCATCCGAGCCGTCCCGATAGCTGTATCCGTCGCTCCGGCTGTATCTGCCGTGACTGTCACGCTTCCGGTTTCTCTCGCTGTATCCGTCGGTCTCATAGTAATCCTTTTTGGCTTCCCAGTAATCGACGTTTTTCAGGTCTTTGTACATATCTATGAGCTTATACGCATGATCGAGGTTGCCGATATTCAGCCCTTTTTCGGCTATCTTGTCAAGCTCCTCTTTTATGCGTTCGCCCATGCGGTACATCTCGTCCATGCTCTCACCCCCCCTAAGCCACGCGCTCAACAATGATGTTGGCGTTTTGGATTTCGATTGCCTGTCCGCTTGTGTTCTCCACCGCAATAGTGTAGCAGCACCCGCGAGGAACCGTGACAAACAGTGATCCGGAGACGTTCTGATACTCGCCCACCGCCGCCGGGGTGGATATCATCGAACTTGCAGGTATCGGCTCTCCGCCGATGGCAAGCGCAATTGATATCGCACCCACTGTACCGCCCGTCGGGATTGCGATGTTGCCTCCGAAGGACACCTTGTATCTTGCGCTCTGAGCGCAGGAATTCACGATGCCGCGCAGAGTTATAACTCCCGCACCTTCGCGGTGTACGACATATCCCTTGGTACAGGGAACAGGCGTCTCGGTGAAAAGGACGTTGCCGCCTGCCGCCACTGTCTGGACGGCGTTTGAAGTATATTCAGGCATCTTTTGCACCTCCTACCGTGATTCCGTGTGGCTCACTCAACCGCCGCAGGTACCGAAGGTACTTCCGCAGCAGTTGGGGTTCTGGACGATGTATGCCGGGGTCGGTGTGGGCTGAAGCCGATTGACGATATCGCTTCCGACCTGCGTGATAAACTGGTTCTGCGCGGTCTGAGACTGTGCAAAACGCAGTGCGTTGACATCCGCAAGAAGGTCAGCGTTACGCGACTTGAGCGCGTCTATCTCCTGCTGACACATCTTATCGAGGATCGCCCTTGTTCCGGCATTGGCGTTCTCGATGATGTCCCTTGCAGCATTCTGAATTGCGTTACTGATTGCGCAATTCTGCGTTGCCATATCATAGCGCAGCTGTGCTATGGCTTCGCGCGTCTGGCAGCAACACTCCGCGAGGCGGCTGAGAAGGTTGCTGAATTCCTTATCCATGCCCGCAAAGCCCTGCATTATGCTGTTATTGAGCGCATAAGTGCTGTCACAGATTCCCTGCTGTATGCCTCTTATGACGTTCTCGATACCGTTGAGAGCAAAGCCCTCGTTGATGTCTGCTCGAGTAGCATAGCCCTGAAAACCGGCTCCGTTTGCGCCGTTGTTTCCCCAGCCGTTGTTTCCCCACATCATGAGGAACAGCACCACTATCCAGATGCCGTCGTCGCCGAAAATTCCGTTCCGGTTGTTTCCGCTCACTGCCGCGTAATCGGCAGGAGACATTCCGTAATTCTCCATGATTTTTCCTCCATGTAAAATATATATTTGCAATCCGTGCGCACGGTTGTTGCCATGAAAAAAGAGCAGACACTGTAAGGTATCTGCTCTGCGTTATACGTCCGGCTTATTATTGATTTCCCATCATATTCTGAAATTCACGTGCTATCTGCTGAAATTCGTTCAGCTGTTGCTGTGATATCTTCCCCGATTGTACCAGCTTCATGATTTCGGCTTTCGGGTCGCCCTGAAATCCCTGCTTGAACTGCCTGAACTGCTGTATCATTTGAAGCTTCGGGTTCATTGCCCCTCCCCCTCCTGCTCCTCCGAGCATTCCGTAAAGCGGATTCATGTTTCAGCCTCCTTTGCTTCGAGCCTGTTCACCTTCTCGGCAAGCTCGTTTATTTTCGCGCCGAGCGCATCGTATTCTTCCCTTGTGATCGTCGGGACGTTTGCGGGTGCCGGTGCGTTATCCACGCGATGGTACTCATACACCTGAAGCGGATGCGGCATTCCGTTCGCGTCAGTCGATTTGATGAAAAACCTCTGTGTTTCGCTGTCCATGAGCATCACAGTGTTTCCCGCCGCTACAAGATACGACTTTGCCCCCGCTTCTCCCTGCACCCACTGTATACCGCTCTGCGGCTGTTGGGGCTGCTGCTGAAGCGGCTGTGACTGCATCTGCGGATATACCTGTTGCCCGTATACCGGCATCTGATACCCGCTCTGATAGTTTCCGTATGCCATTTTGCACCTCCGTATATAAAAACAGCGCCAGAACGATAGAAGGCTCTACGGCTCTGACGCTTTATTTACTTTTGCCAGCAGTACAGGGGAATCTCGTTCCCGCTGTCCCACGAATCATAATACTTTCCGTCTATCACGCAGACCACGTGACCGCTTATCGCGAGGATGTACGTCCCGGTCGGATTGTCCCGGCAGAAATCGTCCACTGTGTACACGTCCTGCCCGTGATCGTCAACGAGCCTCCGGGAGTACCCGTGTTTGCGCAGATACGCGCCCCACACATGATCGGCTGACGGCAGATCTGCAAGCTCAAACCCGCAGACAGACACCCCGGCATATGTTGTCTCCCAATCCCGTCCGGTTGCCTTGGATATCGCCCGGATGACGCAGTCTCCGACGCGGTTTCCCCTTGGGTTGGGGTTATACTGTATGAAGTTCATCGCCCCACCTCCGTTGTAATAATTATACCATACAGGGAGCGAAAGTCAATAGATAAAGCCCGATGTGTATTCACCGGGCTTTTTGTGGCTGTTTTATCGGGGTTTTCGGGCGGTTTTATACGCGCGGTCAGGGAATGTCATACCAGCTCTTCTTTGTTTTGATGCACTCTTTCAGTATTCTGACATAGTCCTCTATGCTGTCGAATTCGTCATGATTGAATCCGGGAGAGATTTCGTTGAATACCTTTTCGTACTCGTCCATAAGGCTCTGTATTTCCTTACTTTTCACCATAGCCATCTCCTTGGGGCACAGATACATTGTTACACATCCTTTCTGATCTCGTCGTATGCTTCATATACTTCCGGGAATAGCTCGTTAATAAGGTCAATATGTTTCTTTTGGTCAAAGACACCCATTGAAAACAGATTAGCAAAAATCTCTTTCTCTTTTGTTCCTCGTTTCATCCAGTAATTCACGGAGTGACTTGCGGATGTTCGAATTTCTCCGTTTGAAAGAGCTGATATAATATCAGACACAAAACCGTCACCATCTTCGTTAAAACTGTATTCGCGCAGTCTCCCGGCATTTTTCATGACAACTTGATATGCATCATCAATCGCCTTGCTGAATTTCGCGTTTTTCTCTGAATGATAATCCAGAGCGTCAATGCGGTGAGAAAGCTCATGTGTGACCGCTTGAGGATAGCTGTAATCATCGAAATTATCATACCGAGGATTATACACTACCCTGTCGCTCTTGGTATCATACCGGAAAGCGGAGCTGATTTCCGTGTTCTCTTCAAATTCCGTCGTTTTATAAGCTGTCTCTATGCTCATTTTATACTCTTCCGGAACTTTTGTCAAGAGCTTTTCGTAATCTGCATTCGCTTTATCTATATCGAACCGCCCCGATGCGTCCCTGTACTCCGACATCGGCTTTTCGACGTTATAGATATCTGTCCCGACGGTCACCTCAACCGTGCTCGTGTCCGGCTTCTCTCTCGGCTCTGTGCTCCGGCTGTTCTTGTACCTTGCCGCAGCTCCCCGCGCCTCTGCCGCCTGCTGCCTGTCCCACTTGGCTATTGTCAGCCGTTCCTGACGTGTTTTCAAGCCGTTCTGTTCGCAGAAGTCCTTGTATTCCTTGTTCTGCCGCTCCAGCTTCGCGGCTTTCTTCTTGTAATCCTCGTCGAGAGCCGCCTTGTGGTCGGGGTGTTCGGCATAATCGCGACCTTCCTTTATCGCCATGACCTGACGCTTGGTGTGCCGGATGCGGTTTTCAAGCTGTCTCTGCTTTTGCGAAAGATCGTATGCCTTTTTGTTCTCCTCGCTGTCGTAATCCGAGAAGGGATTTGTCTCGCCATCTCCGGGGCTGTATGAATGCCGGCAGTTCGCGCCGTTGATTCCCTGTACCTCCCCCTGTCCGCATACGCTGAAAGGCGGGAAACGCTCGTCCTTGCCGCTTTTGGAGTAAAATTTACCCTGCCACCAGAAGTGATTTGTGTAATCGTTCTTTTCGGTGTACCTCGCGCCGAGATGGGCAGACACAAGAAGTATATCCCAGTCCATTTCTTCCATGCGGGCATTGGTGATCTCCGCGCATGACTGAGAGATTCCGGTTCGAATGTTGCGAAGTGTAGCGGTTTCAATAGTGTCCCGCCGGGTGATGTTGCCGTCCTTGTCCCGGTATGCCACCACAACACCCTCGTCGGCTATGCGGTTTATCGCCTCACGGAATGCCTGCGTATACGATATCGCGCCTGACTGCACGCTGTAATATGCACGGTCGCACTCAACGATAAAACGGCGGTATGCCTCCCCCGCTGTCGTGCGGGAAAAGTTACGCCACTCTCCGAGCGTCGCTTCGTATGCCCTCTGCATCATGCGGATGTACTGCGGCGACTGTGTGAGCGGCTTTGTTGCAAGCCCTGCCGCCTCGTATACCCGGCTGTCGTAAGCGTAAGAGCGTATGCCGGCATCCTCAAAGGCGGCGCGGATTTCTGCCCTCTGGAGCTTGGTCTTTGCCGCTATCTCCTTTTCGATATCCTTCATGAGGAAGCCCGCCTGCTTCAGCGTTTCAAGCTGATATTTGTCAATCGGGGTGAGTATGTAATCGTCTCCCCGTTCCAGACGCGCCACAATGCGCCGTATAAGCCTTTTAACGATATCTTGGTGTAACCGCTCCGCTATTTCCTCCGCGCCCTCAGAGACACGCAGAAGGTACTCAGGAGACAGCATTTACTCCTCGCCTCCGAACATCGGGTCTGCCGGGGTTGCCTCCTCTATGAGAGCCTTTGCCTCTTCCTCGCTCAGTCCCTCAAACTTCACAAGATAATACCAGAAAGGAACCTTGTTCGACTGTGCATAGCTGTACCATCTCGCGCGATCCTCCTCCCGGTTGTATGTGATGTCCCCGAAGTCATACGTCGCCTTGTATGTCCCCGCCGGGGCGAGGTTGTATGCATCGGCGAACTTGTCGAGCGCGTATATCACACCGTCAAGGCAAGCCTGAAGCTTATCCCTCATATCCTTGATGAGCTGTATCGTGCGGCGGTCATCCGATTCGACCTGCGTCGCCGTGACCATGCCGGATTTTTCGTCGAAAACGAAGTACCCGTTGGAGAATCCACACTTGTACCCGATCTGCGAAAGAAGGAAGTCCATGCCGCTCTTGCGCATCTCGGTATTGAGGGACGGGTTGATCTCGTGATATATCTCGCTGTTGCCGTCGCCTTCGACAGTCTTGATATAGTCCGGAAGCCCCATGTCACGGGAAAGCGCATCGGCGTTCTTCTGGCTGAGACGTGCGCCGGGTGTGCTGAGAAGGCGGTCGCTGTCGAGGAGCACAAGCCGCTTGCTGTCGAGGATTTCCTTCGCGTTGCGGCTGTATGCTATATCAAAGTCCCGGAGTTCTTCGGTCGCCTCCGCAAAGACCGGCAAGCCCAGCGGGGAGCCGATATCAACGTTGTTCGCGCTCGGTGTGCGGAAAACTCCGAACAGGGGCTTATCGACATTGACGGCGACTATATCCTCCTGCAAGCCGCTCCACGGGGTCTCGGCTATCGGTACGGCGCGTCCGTTGTCGTTTTCGCTCTCTCCCCTGAAGCACCGGTTGGATATCTCATACCTGCGGTTGTCCCCCGTGCCGGTGAAGCGGTGATACTCAAGCCGGGTGTACCACTTTTTCTCATACTTCTGCCGGTCGATGAACACAATCCCGGTAATAGCTCCGTTTGCCATGTCAACAATCTTGTATCTGTCCGGCATGACGAAATCTATCCCCTCGCCGTTGGGCTTGAGGATCATATTCCCCGCCGCGCATCCGTACTCCGTCCAGTCCCTGAAGCTTGAATATGCTGCGTCTATCTGCTCCTGAAGCCACTTTGCGCGTGCGCTCCCGTCTATCTTTATACCGATAGCAAGAGTAGTAAGCCGCGCGACCTCGGAGCATACGCTTTTCGCAACGTTTACGGTCTTGATATGCCCGTCGGGGTCTACCCAGTCAGGCATACCGCTGTATATATCCATGCACCGCTTGATGTACTTGTCCATCGCAGTGGATGATATAGGCTCCACGTCAAACTCGTCTTTGATTCGGCTGTCGATTAAAAGCATTCTGTTAAACCATCCTTTTATCCATGAAATAAGTCCCATATTATGCGTTTATCCCCCGCTTGTTGAATAGACTTTCGTATGCGTATCTGAGCGCGGAAATCGCATGGTCGTTGCCGTCCGGATATCCGCTGATAACATTTCCTTCTTTGTCCCGCTCATACTCATACTTTGTGATCTCGTTGTATGCGTTCGGTGTGCGCTTCGGGTCGATAACAATCGTCCGGCATTGCAGCCACTTGAAGCCGTACTCCACCGAACCCGCGCCCTTTATCGCTCCTCGCGCTTTAAGCCCCATGTCCCGGTAATCGTTGACCGACTTCGGCTCTGCGCTGTCGCACGTGATGGCAAAATCGCTGTAACCTTTGTCGATGATCCATTTTCCGGTCTCGGCATTGCTCTGCTTGTTCACATACAGCTCGTCCATGAGATATATCTTCTCACGCGCGGCATCGTAGTGCGTCCGGAGAAAAGCAAACTGATCAGGATACCAACCGAAGTCCACGCCCTGATATATCCTGTCCATGCGGGATATCTCCTCGTCGGTAATCTCGCGCACCTCAACAAGATCGAAAACATTTCCTCCGCTCCCGTTGGGAATGCCGAGATACTCATGCTCATAAGCTGACGGGTTTATCTCCTTCAGGTGCTCCGCCTCATCGATAAATGGCTGTCCGAGCCACTCAACCGGAACGTCCTGATATGTGGACTTATGCACGATCCGGTTGTCCTTCGGCTCAAGTATGTATTGATTCGCCCAGTTTACCTTTGACTTCGGCGGGTTGAAGCTCTTGAAAATCCACGCGTGCTCACCGCCTCGGATTACCGACTGCGTGATGTTTCGTATCTCCTCCTGCCCGCAGAACTGGTCAAGCTCCTCAAACCACAGGATGCCGAGATATCCGAACTCCGGAGAGATAGACTTTATCTTTTCCGGCTCATCGGCACCACGGAAGTATATCTTCTGCCCGGTTGCTTTCAGTGTTATCTCAAGCGGGCTTTTGTGTACCGTAAACTCTGCCGTCAGTCCCTGCTTTTCAATCGCCCATTTTATCTTACTATACACGGAATCCTTTAAAGTGTTTCCGACCTTTCGGCACACTACACAGTGTATATCCCGATAGTTTTTCATGATTTCGACCACAATCTGCGCGATGGTGGACGACTTTGTTGAGCCTCTGCCGCCGGAAAAGACATACTCAAGATATTTCTGATCCCGCACTGCCCGGAGCGTACTGTGAAAAGCGTCCGGCACTTCGTACAAGTCCATATGGTATACGCGATTGATGAGCGACTGCCGCTTTTCCTCTGCCTTGGCTTCTTTTTCTTCCTGCTTTTCGATAAGCGCCGCGACCGTGCTGAAAGCCCTGCTGTCGCCCTTCATTGCCGCCTGTATCTGCCCCGCTATCATAGCCGAGGCAACGGTCACATCGTCGCTCACAAGCCCGCCAAACTGCTTCTTGATCGCATCCTTGCCCTTGCCGTCGAGCTGTGAGTAAATCATGGCAGAGGCGAGCTGCGATATTGCTTTTTTCTCCCGGCGTGCCTTGGCGGAATTCCTGCCGCCGCGTGCGTTGATTTCCCTTACTTCTTCCTTACTCCTTCCGGATTCAGGAAAAGGTATCAGGTTGTCGTGTCCGTCTGCCATGTATTCACCTCACCTTCGTTATGCACGCTTTCTTCTTGCGTTTCTTAGTGTCTGCGCTTCCTGCTTTTTCCGGATATAATCCTTTTCGGCTTTGACATATGGTCGCATTTTGTCCTTTGTCCGATCGTATACTGTATCTGTCTTTGTGTTGCCGTTCCAGATATCTATCCTTTTCCCGACACACAGCTCCCTCAGACACTTTCTTGCGCTTGATGTGATCAGAATCGTCTTTCGTCCTTTGCAGTCGTAAAGGTGAAAAGTGTTATAGTCAGCCATTGAGAAGCACCGCCGCGACGGATTTGTCGTTCTTTCGCGGATTCTTTTCGTATGGGTGTATATCTCCGATTTTAAGTGTTTTTATCTCCATATGTACCTCCTATTGTACATTGATTTTTTTGATGCGTCAAATACGCATTTATTTTCGATAACAAATATAAAAATATTTGCTTTTTCTCTTGACAAATACAAAACTATGTGTTATAATATCATCATCGGAGGAACACCATGAAATCATATTCATCTCGAGAAGTGATTGCAATGCTAAAAGCAGACGGTTGGTATCTCGTCGCAACGGAAGGAAGCCATCACCAGTACAAACACCCGGAAAAGCCGGGGAAAGTCACGGTTAAGCATCCCTGCAAAGATATACCGCCCAAAACGCTGAAAAGCATTTCAACACAGTCGGGGGTATCATTCAAGTGATGCCCCCATCCCTTACGGGATGAAATAACAAGAGGAGTGAAAAGGAATGAAATTACCCGAAAAATACGCCTTTCCCGCTGTCCTTACTTACGAAGAAGGATACGAAATCGCCGTCACGTTTCCTGACTTACCGGGATGCGCAACAAGCGGGAAGGACGATACCGACGCATTAGATATGGCGCGTGAAGCGCTTGGTCTTCACCTGTGGGGCATGGAAAGAGACGGCGATAATATCCCCACACCATCTCATCTGAAAGAGGTCGATTTGGACAATAACGAGATCGTGACATTGGTAAGCGTTTATATGCCCGCTGTACGGCTGTCTCAGGAAAACAAGTCTGTAAACCGCACCGTAACACTTCCTGCATGGTTGAATGCTAAAGCTCTTGATTATGGCGTGAACTTTTCGCAAGTACTTCAAGAGGCATTAGTTTCACGCTACAATCTCCACAGATAATCCCTTTCATCAAGGGGGCTGCCATAATGACAGCCCCTTTTTTCTCCGGTCATTTCCCTTTTCCGAGCCAGACGATATACTTATCCCGGAAAATCGCGAGAGCCTTTTTTCTGTATGCGTAGAAGTCCGTCTGCGCGTAAGGTATGCGCTCGATCTTGTCGTAAGAATCGCCACGAGAAAGATTTTGATAAAGCAGCTCCGCTATCTGGTCGTTCGATTCTTCGCATGATTGCCGCAGCAGTCCCTGTACCTCCGGTTTTTCCATCCGGCAGAGCGCAAGGAGAAAGTCCCGATTTTCCCTTGTGATTTCATAGTCTTTATATCTCTTGTCCCGTGTCCGCATTTTTACCTCCTGTCAGTCATCTGTCATACCCAGCCCGAAGACAAAGGCTATATGGTCTTTCAGCTCGTCCTCCGTCATGGGGTCTCCGGTATACGATGCGTGATATACCAGTCGGTCTCCCTTGAAGATGAGGATGGAGCCGCCGGTCTGAGCCGCTGTATAATCGCCGTATTCAGCGATTGTCGGCGGGTGGGGTGAATCCCTCCAGATATATTTTTTGCCGCAGAAGGCGCATCTGTGCGTGTCGTAGGCGGGTTCTCCGCAATACGGGCAGAAGGGAGCGAGGACACCGAATTCTCTGTACCATTGCACCTCTTCTCTGCCGAGGGCTTTCAGGATTTTGTTTTTCAGGGTCATGGTTCGTCCTCCTTTGCGGGGTAGGTCATTACGTCGGGAAGTTCTTCTCGCCTCTTGCGAACTGTTTCGATGTTCATTTCAACTTCTTCGGGCGATGGCAGTAAATACCCGGTTCTCGGGTCGGTCAGAAGGATGTCTTTGTCCTTATATCTCAGGTCAAACCTTGTATAGAAAACCTCTCCGCAGACGGTTACCTTCCTGCCCCGGACGAGCTTGCGGTAAGGTTCTCTGTCCTGCTTCACTGCGATCCAGAACTGTATCGGTTCATCTCCCCACACTTCGTCAGTCAGCTCCGAGAACGATTCGCAGGTCAGATCGTCGCCGATTTCGATATACGGACACCAGCAATGTCCTGTGTTGACATCGTAGAACTGGCAGTTATCGTTTCTGCACAAAACTTCGATCATATTGATTCCTCCATATTTATCGGTATTCCGACGGGTTTTACGCTTTCGCTGCTGTCGGTGGCACGAAAGTGTTCTCCGGGGTAGGGGTACATAAACCGGAACATCAGATAGTTCGCGGCATCGACGAGGTGTTCGGTATTTTTGTCCCGCTTGAAGGCTTCAAGGCAATCCTCGGCGGTTTTGAGAGCGTCCACTCTGCCGCCGCCGAAATTTATCCTTGCGGAGCCGTACTTTATATGCGACAGCTCAACGCGGTTTTTGCGGAGGCGGTCGAATTCTTCGCTGTAGTCGGTCATTTCAGCTTTCCTTTCAGTTCGAATAATCTGCATATGCGGCGGCGGGAATAGTTCACATCAGCCATTCGCACCACCCTTTAATTCTTCTAATATTCGGTTTTTCTCTTCATCGCCATAAGATGTTTGCCATCTCCGTTGCAAGTTGATAATATGCTCAATCTGTTTTGGTGAAAGCAAATACAGGTGGTCTATGACAACCTCTCGTCTTTTTGAACGGTCAGGATGAGCACTACCGCCAAACATACATTGACACATTGAAATATCATATTTGCAAACAGGACATTTTTCTCCAACTTCTCTCGGTCTGTATTTTTCGCAAGGACTTTCTACACAAGGTTGAAGAACCGGCATCGCATCCGACCAATCGCTTAAATATTTGCAACAATCCAATTCTGCATCATAATGTTTGCAATCACATTCCTTCATCACTCCTCACCGCCTTTCTCTACTCGCAACACAGTTATGCCATAAAAATCATTTTCATATTTGACCTTGCAATTCGCATATTGTGGGTGCTTTTTCAAAATTAAACCGATTGAAAAATCCTCGTCAAGTGGTTTTCCTATTGTGTCGTTTTCGTCTTGCAAAACAAATACAGAATAACCACCCATATTACCGCCACAATCTTTGTGTACCTCTGCAAGTGTCTTTCCGATAGGGTTATACAAGAACATTATTCACCGCCGCCTTTCTCGGTTGGGTGGTCGGTAAAATCGAGTGCTTGACCGCAACAAGGACAAACGCAAGGCAAACCATAATAACCATCTTCAATAGGTTTTTGTGGTATTTGTTTTTCAAGTGCATTTATTGCCATTTCGATTTCTTCAACAAAATCCATTTGATTGTCGGTGCAATCATCACTTATAAGATATTTCAAATTTTCAATTGCTTCTTGTATTTTCATTCCCCCTCATCCTCCTTTTTGTCGATGTAGGTATAGAACATATCAAAAGTGTCGATACCGGAGGCTTCAAGTAGCGCAAGCGTCAGGTTCGTGCCGACGGAGCGTCCTCCGGAGAGGAAGCTTGTGACGGTTCCCTGTGAAACTCCTGCCCGGTCGGCAAGTTTTTTCTGCGATTCCTTTGATGCGGTGAGCGCGTTTCTGACGTACTCGACCATGGCATTATACACTGCTGTCGCGTTTTTCTGCGCGTCGCTTGCGCTTTCCCACACGGTGTTTCCGATAGCGGTCTCGGCTTCCTTGCGCGTTCTGAAGGCTTTCACGCCCCATTCGGCGGCTCGGTATCCTTTTACGCGGATCATGAGGCGCATATCCTGAGAGAAGAATATCTCCTTTATCGTGCCGAAGGCTATGCGTTTCTGGTTTTCGTGATCGCGGATGAAGTAGACGTGATCGCCGATGCTGACGGGGAGATTTATTGTCATTTTGCATTCTCCTTCAGTCTCTTTCCGAGGCGGTCGATTTTTGCTATTCTGTAAAGCGGGACGTCCTCGGACACGTCGAAGAGGGCTTCCATCTGCTCAAGCATGATATACACGTCGGCGATCTCCTCTGCTATGTGGTCGCGGTTTTCCGGGTCGCCGATGCCGGTGCGGATGGCTTTGCAAAGCTCCTTCTGAAGCTCGGACAGCTCCTCTATTGCGACGACGGTCTGAGCGTATGCCCCGAATGTATCGAGGGCGGTTTTAAGTGTCGGGTGCATTTCTGAATTCCTCCGGTTCTTCATCTGTTTTTCTTCTCATTTCCAGTTTACCTCAATTCCTTTATCTTTTGCGTGTTTTTCGAGGGCTTCGAGCGCGACCTCGCCGTAGCGGTTGCGGTAGTCGATTATTGTCTGTGTGAACTCCTTTGAGAACCTTTCCATGCGCTTCTCGCCGAAGCCAAACTCGCCGTTTAAGACAAGTCCGGCGGCGAGGAAGCACATCGAGACTGCCGTATCAATAAGCGCGTTGTCGTGCATTTCCTGCCGGGTTTTGCGGGAGAGGGTCATGTGATATCACTCCAATCGAGCCGTTGCCCGCATTCGTGACAATAGTTCTGCCCCGGACGGAGCTTTGTGTCTTGAAACCGGCACGACGGGCATTTGAAAAACTCGTTTTCGTCAAGCATCGTAAGGTAACCGTTGATCTTTACGGCGCGGTTGGCTTTGCACGGTGCAACCGGGGTGGTACGCTGAACATTGTCCAGAAAATGATTTTTCACGAAATCGAACGAGCAGTTATAATCCGCCGCAATATCTGCAAGTACTACGGATATCTTTCCCACTTCGCTTGGTGTCAGATTTGTGTTCTCGTAATCGAACAGACACTTCATTGCTTGTTCTTCGTCCACAATCGGCATTACGCGAGGGTATCCGCCCACCCATTTGTATTCAGTCATTCGTTTCATTTTCATCACTCCAATCAAGCCGTTGCCCACAGGTTCCGCAGTATGTGTCAGGACGTGGGTCTCCGCATACCGGGCAAAATCTTGCGTCCTCGCCGTAAAATATGTCGTATCCGCCGTCCGGCTTTTTCGGTATCTGCTTTTCAAGGGCTTCGACCGCCGCGTCGATTGCCGCTTTCCCTGCGCGGGAGAGATCCGGGTACAGTCCTTTCAGTATTTTCATTGCGTTTCCGGGGGTCATTTGTTTTTCCTCAATTCTTCACTGCCTCTTTCTTTTGGCTCTGCATATTCGCAAGTATCGCTCGGATTGACTATTCTTAATTGTATTTTACATTCTCCATACATATCGGAAAACATGAGGTGTTTGCAATTCAAACAAGTGATTTTCGTCTTGTCTGCACCTCTTCCTTTCTCCGCCCTTAATTCTTCACGGGCTTTTGTAGCGTTTCGTGAAAGCGTCATATCTCATTATCCGTGCGGAGCTTGGCTATAACTCCGACCATCTTTTCTCCTCGCGGAGTTATCTGCGCCACGGTGACGATGTTGCTTACGTCCGAGGCGTAATAGCTTGTGAATTCCCCGTCAAAAAGCTCGACCGCTTTCTCTTTTACATAGAATACCCCTCTTCCATTGGCGAGCTCTCGGTATATGCCGAGGTTGTTGTCTGCCTCTATGAGGTTTTCGGTTTTCTTGAGGAGGTTTCCCTCGCACATCTGGCTTTCCCACGCATCAATGAGGCTTTTCATTTCTGCGCTCGGGATTTTTTTAAGGTTGAGGTTCGTCTCTGCTTCGTTCATGACGAACCCCGTCACGCCATCTGCCGTGATGAAGGCGTCGCCGTCTGCGAGGGTTTCTCTTTTTACTGCGGTCACGTCTTTCTGCATTGCCGCGAGAATTGCTTTTTCGATTTTTGAAGTGTTCATTTTTTTCCTTTCGTCCTTTTCTTTTGTTTTTTTTTCTTTTCAGCACCATTGACCGTTTCGGCTGATATTTTGCGTTCGGCGCGGGACAAAAATCTTTTGTTAATGCTTTGTATTCCTCAATGAAATCAAACATTTTTCTTGTACCTTGGCATTTTTGCCCATGCGAGAATTTCATCCCAGTCTTTGCCGCTGTCGAGGTAAAATCCCTCGTCATAGTCATACAGGCAAGTGTCTGTAAACACTCCGCTTTTTGTGGCAACAAGAATTTCTTTGTCTTCATCCGGTATCGCGCCTTCGACTATCATGCCCCATGTGGGATGCTCGTCTTTTTCCTCATCTGTCAGCGGTCGTGTCTTTACCTCATGCCATGTGATGGTTTCTTTGTATGTCATTCTTCATTCCTCCTTACGGCTTTGGGTCAATGTCAACCGGAAATTCCGTATGGAAATACAGCTTGTAGTGATACGGATCGGTATGCGTTCCGGTTATGTCCTCAACGACGTACAGGGTGTATGCGTTGAGGTATACATAATTTTTCTTATACTCATTTGCGCCGACCTTGGCGGTTATCACAAGCTCGTTGTGATTGTTGTTGGCGATGTTGAGGTATCCTTCGGTATAGAGTATCACTTGGTCGGTTCTTGCGTTATACACCGTCACGCGGCGTTCGCACTCGAAATATTCCGCCTGTTTTGACAGGTTGGAATTGACTTTGTCCGCCTCTGTGCAGGAGGCAAGAAGCATCGCTAACATTACGATAATGGCGGCTTTAATAAGTTTTTTCATGTTGTTTTCCTCATTTCTCTGAATTTATTTTCGCATCCGCGACAGGTTTTCTTTTCGCAGGTCAGGCACATCTCGATCTCGTCCGGGTGGAGAGGGTCGGGGTTGTGCTTTATTTTCCGCTCCGGGTGGATGCGGGTGAGCTTGCCCTGCTGGTGGAGGGTTTTGGCGAAGGTCATATCAGCCCCACTGTTCTGCCATTGCCCTTGCAACGGCGGGAAATGTTTTGCTCCGGTTCTTTGCCCGGTCGGTTGTTACGGATTCCTCGAAATAGTATGCCTTTCCGGTGTGCGGAGAAAAACTTTTCGGTTTCGGCTCTGGCAGATGAGAGGTTCTTTGCAGCGGAGGAAGTCCCTTCAGCCACAGGCAAGTTCCTTTCTTCTCGTAGCTTTCGTCCTCTTCGCTTTCAGCAAAGTAATACGGGTGTATCATCTGATCGGGTTTCCTCCACAAACGCGCCATATATCCTTTCGGGTTTTCTATGGCGATTTTCGGGATATCCGCAAGGGCGAAGTTCATGAAGAACACCGCAGCTTCCGCAAGATTCCACATCCGGCTTACAACTTTTTCCGGAGGGGTGACGCGAAGGGACAGATGCCGTGTCGTGACGGCTGAAAGATACGTACACGGCGGGTGTGCTATCAGCATATCCCACTTGCCTATATCGTGCATCGCCCAGTCGTCGGTGAGGATGATCCCGCCTTTCAGGGCTTCCAGGGCGTCGCCTCTTATGTGCCACTCCGGATGTCCGCCGGAACACTCCTGTATGTCGCAGGAGTACGCCTCGTGTCCTTTCTCGCGGAAGGCGGTGCAAACTCTCTGCGATTCTTCACAGGCGACAAGCACTTTCACGTCTCCGTCACCTCGATTCCGTAGAGGTGGAGCATGAGCTTTTTCTTGATGATATACTCCGGTGTGCGGTGTCCCTTTACGTCCTCGACGATATGCTCTCCGGTGCGGGTGTCGGTGTAGGTGAAGTCTGCGACGTATGCGCATTCGCGGAGGGCTTTGCCGGATTTCAGGCGCTGCTTCGGGATCAGGGTGAATTTTACCTGACGCTTCAGGTCGGTTATGTATCCGGTTTTTGCGAGGAAGGCAAGGTCTATGTACCGGAGCGCTTCACGCTGGCTGTCGAAGGTCTCGCCGGTGGGGAGGGTGGTTTTGCGGTTGTGGTATTTACTCATATCTGATAAAGTCCTTTCCGTAGATTTCGTTGAGAACATCGAAGACGTGCTTCATGCCGAGACCGTTTTTGTCCGGCTTCCACAGACCGTCCTTGTCATATGCCCCTCCTCCGAGACAGTAGGCGTACTGCTTTGGATGCGTGCGCTTAAGTCTCTGAAAGCGGGTCTCGCCTTTTTCAAGGTGCGCACCGAAGCCGCAGAAGATACATCCGGTTCTCTTTGCTCCGGTAGTGCAGAGCTTGCATCCGCTGTCGCATCCGAAGTCGTCGATGGTCACCTGTCCGGGATCGCTTTCGGGTACGATCTCGCCGTAGACGGAGGCGATAGGGAGATCCCGCTCCTTTATGTAGCGCAGGACATCCTGTTCCGTCCAGAAGCTCATGGGCTTTGATACGGCGGTTTTCGTGCCGACGATATTGCATCCGGTCTTCATCCATGCCTGCTCTCTTCTTCCGCTCTCGCAAGCCATGGTTGCGACAATGGGTTTTCTTCCGGTCTTTCTATGGTAGCTATCAAGCGGATTTTCTTTCATTTTCTCGCAGCAGTAGTGAGATAAGCAAAAATCGGCTTTCAGAAGCGGTGCGAACTTCATGTGCCTCTGCTTATACCAAGAATCGGAGCCGTCGGCATTTTTGCCTTCGAGATTCAGGAAAGCCCATCCGGCTTTTCTTTTTTTGGCATAGTACAGTATAAGCGATGTTTTCTTGCTTATCATGGGATATCCGTACCTGCGTATTACCTCATCGAAGCGCATCGCCGGACGAAGCACGATGACATTTTCCTGCGATTTGGCGAAGGTTTGCACTTCGGGGTACTCTAAGCCGGTGTTGACGAAAACCGCCGGCACATCGGGATATAAGCGCCTTGTGATATCAAGCAGCACCGTGCTGTCCTTGCCGCCGCTGAAGCTGACCGACACCATGCCGTCGTAGTAGTCGTAAAACTCGCGTATCCGGCGCTCTGTCATCGCTATCTTAAGGTCGAGCGGGAGGGACTGCATCTGCTGAAGTTCGCCTTTGGTGTGGGTCATTTTACTCTCCCTTCTGCATATCTTCCGAACAGAAACGGCTTTCTCTCCGTGATGCTTGCTCTTGCGAGTTTAAGACTTTCAGCAGATCTGTCATAGCATTCCGGGCAGACTTTATATCCCGGCTTGCACGGATTTTTCAGGCACGTGTAACACAGCCCGCTTCCTGCCGCCGTTGGACGGCTTGTGTCACTCCTGTGCGCGGTTTTGTCTTTTGCAAGGCAAACACCGCACCGCGTTTTTCCCGGCGCTGCAGGGCGTTTCCCGCACCTTACGCATATCCCGCTGTCTTTTCGCTCTTTGTATAAATTCCGTTGCCTTTCGGCGCGATGCCGATTATACTCCGGATGCTCTCTCTGATAAGCGTTCTGCTCCTCATTGCACTCCTGACATCTCGCGCGACCGTTCAGCGTGTAGCTGTCCTGCTTTCCGCACGTGACACAGTAATGATATTTTTTTCTCAGCTTGTAATTGCTGATCATAGTTCGTCAAGCCTCCCCGAAAGCACAAGTGCGACGGCTTCAATGGCAATTGACTGTATCGTCATATCAAGCTCTTCCCATGAGATATCGCTCGGCTTGTTTTTTCTCTGCCCCGCAGTTTTCTGCGTCAGCATCTGTATCAGATCGTAGCAGTGCTCTTTCAGCGCCGGGATATTTTCCTTCTGCCCGTAAGTCATCAGGAAGCCCCACATGGTATCTTTGATTTTGTCTGCCGGATTCTCTTTCATTTTCCTGCCTCCAGAGCATCCAGAACCGCGTTCCTGCGCTCGTTTTCGTCCGGGAGCAGTCTGTCTCCTGGCATACTCATTCGTTCCTTCTGCGCAAGCAGGAGCTGTTTTACTTCGGGCGAGAGGAGCTTGCTGTCCTTCACGCGCTGCCGAGATGCCTTGAAGTTTTTCATGAAGTTGCTTTGATGAACCGAGTTGAAGATCGATTCGTCTATCTGCGCCCATGCCCGGAGCTGCTCCGGCTGTCCGACGTAAGCCTTAAGCTCGTCCGGGAGTTTTTCGAACTCCTCACGGAAGTTGTAGTACCCGTTTCGCACGGCACGGAGAAGGATTGACCACATCTGACTGTCGGAGGGTGTGCCGGAAGCGATATCCTCCATGCTTGATATGTAATCCCTTATATCCGCGATAGATGGCGCGTAGCTTGATCTCTTTATCAGCTCGGACACGGCAAACTTCACGGTCTGCGGATCGCTGTCGGCAAAGCTGAAGCTCCATAGGTTTACAAGCGCTTTTGCGTCACCGTCGCTTATATCGCGGTATATGTACGGATACGCAACCTTCAGCAGTGACAGGCACTCAAGTATATCTTTCTTATCCATACTCGTCCTGCAACATCTTCAGGAAGACGTTGCCTGTATCTCCTTTCCCGGTTGTTCCCCGGTTATCGTAGTTTCCGTCGAGGACTTTAGCAAAGTTCGAATCGCACATAAGCCAGTCGAAGTTTGCTCTCCAGTTACGGCTATTTGCGCCTTTAAGAAAATCGCTTGCTTCTGCCTTCTCAAACATCCGCCGGAAATCATCGATAGAATACATTTTCATCCTTGCCCCGATTGCTGTCTTTCGCTTGTCCGAAAGAGCGGTCACACGAGGATATGACACGCAAGTGTCATGGAAGAGGTCAACGACCTCTTGATAATTTGTTTTATTTTCTTTTATTTTATTTTCTTTTTTCTTTATGGGGTTTCCATTACTTTTATCGGGGTTTCCATTACTTTTATCGGGGTTTCCATTAATGGTTTCGCCGATAAAAGTAATCTTTTCAAGAACACCCCCCGGAACGTCATTGTCATTTGACACGTCCAGTAAGAAGTATTCTCGGTTGAGTATTATGTTTTTGCGGTTGTTGAGCATCCGTATATAGCGCCGCTGGATACCTTGAGATGTCAGCACCCCAAACTTTGTGAACATCCCTTCATCAAAGAAGGAACGCCTCACGCAACCCTGAATGAACTCCTCAACGAACTTGGAATCACAACCACATCCCGCACCATCAGACACAAGGTAGCACTTGTCACCGTTCCAGTTCATGTAATATCCGTTTTTACCATATAGGTCGCATAGCAGGTAGTCCAGAAGGTACATACCCTTTATGCCGAACTCGCTTCTCAACATACGGACTTTATCATCGTTGTAAAAGTCCGTATCCTTCGGAAAGTAATCGACCCCGTCCCTCATCGGACGCGACATTGCTTCTCTCCTTGTTTTCTCTATCAGAACGGCAAATCGCTGTCGTCGCCCGCCATTTCTTCAAACTGCGGGGCTTTGTATGCGTCGGGAATATAAGCAGGCGCTCCGGCGCTTTCGTTCGCTGTGGGCGATTTCTGAGTGTTCTGCGCGGTGTCGGATTTTCCGTCAACAAATCTTGCGTCATCGACAAGCACCTCGACCGATTTCCGCTTCTGGTCGTTTTTGTCCGTCCATATGCGGGTCTGTACCTTGCCGGATATCAGGATCGCGCTTCCCTTGCGGAAGTACTTTGAGATAAACTCGGCTCTCTTTTCCCATGCGACGAAGTCAATGAAATCCGTCTGCTCGTTTCCGTCTCTGCGGTCGCGGTTGACTGCGATGCTTGCCTGAAGCACCTGTTTGCCCTGCGGTGTCGTGCGGACATCCGGGTCTGCGGTCAGCCGACCGGCGAGTATGACTTGGTTAAAGTTAAGATTGCTCATCCTTTTGCTCTCCCTTCGGTAAACTGTACTCGGCGACACGCACTCTCTCGCCGAAGCGGTTGATTGCGGGGATCGTCCTTGTGTTGATTACAATCCCCTTCCTTTTAAGGTCGTTGACGTGGGAAGTGAGACGGGCAACGCCGTACAGCTCAAGCGCCTGCGCTTGTGTGAGAGCCCCTATGTACTTCAGGTGTTCAAGCACCTTAAAGCATTGTGTTGTAGCGTTCATCTTGGGAAAATCTCCTTTCGAAATTGTTTTTCGGTATTTTTTATGCCTTTCGGCTGGTCGGAACGGAAGGAATTGCACCTTCATACCCCGCCGCGTGCGGTGTTCTCTGCTGTTGAGTTACGTTCCGGTGTCCCGCTGATGTGATAGCGTCTGCGGGTAACGCCGTACAGTCACATCTCCGGCGCGGGAGTGTCGCCATATCTCTCCGCGCTCATTCGCCGTGTACTTTGGCGAGGCTTGATACTGGGACGGATGCGCTCTGCCGGGCGGTCGGTCTTTGCCGGCTGTCATCAGGCTGTCTGAGGGGTTATCCGAGGAGCTTCTTTATAGTTTTCCCGCCGTAACTGTCTTTGCAGAGGCTGACGAACTCCTCTATGGTAAAGGTGTCATTCTCGAGGTCTATGTCGTGACTTCGGGCGAAGGACATCCGTCCGGCTTCGCAGCTTCCGGTGAGCCTGTTGTGCCACACAAAGAGATCTTTTGCGGGATATTTCACGCCGGGGCTGTGGGTTTTGAAGAATTCTGCGATGCGGTCTTCTTCGGGCATATCATCAAAGAGCTTTTCGTGCAGTGCATCGATTGCCTCTTTTAATGTATTTCCGTGGGCAAAGGTGTTTCCGCTTTTTGCGACGTAGCATGGCGTGAGGGTCAGATCGTTTTCGAGGATATATCCTTTTGCTACGTTGCCGAAGACGGCGGTTATTATGGTCTGTACGTCATCAATCAGATGCACATCTCTGCCGTCGTACGACGCAATTCCGTAGCCGGAGCCGGAGCCGTTGCCGTAGCCGAAGCCGGAGCCGGAGCCGGAGCCGTAGCCGTAGCCGAAGTCGGAGCCGTAGCCGGAGCCGGAGCCGTAGCCGGAGCCGGAGCCGGAGCCGTAGCCGAAGTCGGAGCCGTAGCCGAAGTCGGAGCCGCATCTGACAGCAACAAACTTTTTTACACTCTCCATTCCGGGACTTCCTTTATGCTGACTTCAGCCTCGGCGGTGCAGGGGATAATCTCAATCACTCCGAGTATAATCATCTCGGGGACGTAGATGGTGAACTTGCAATTTTGGGGTTTTTTTGTTCCCTCGACGGCAAGTTGCGAAAGGGATGCCGCACCGTCCCAGTACCAGATACGGCGGACGTCGGTCATGGTGACTTCGCTTCCGCTGCGCTCCTTGATTTTGCCGAATAACACTCCTGCTCTGTCGGCTCTTACGATGTAGTTCTGTTCTTTCATTTCTCTTTCTCCTTTTCGGTTAAGTAATTTCGTCCCACAAGGCGCATAAACTCGTCTCTTGTGTGGTTTTTTTCGTATGCCGCCTGACATCTGCGCTTGAGGTAAAGGTCGGTGTCACGGCATTTATGGGCTGATGTGGGGGATTCGGTATGGCAATCGGGGCAGAGAAAGACGACGAAGCCGTTTTCGTCGGACATCCAGCGGTTGAAGCCGAAGTACACATGGTGGAGACAGGTTTCGGTTTGCCTTTTGCAGAGGTAGCACAGACCGGGGCGGGTCTTGAGGACGGATTTTATCTCGCGTTTTCCCATAGGCTCAGCATCTCCGCGATCTCGTTCGGGGTTTTGGTTTCGATGCCCTGCTCCTTGCACTCCTCAATGATGAGATCAAGGAGGCGGGACATCTGGGCGGTGTCGTAGGTGGAGGAGCCGTAATAGAGGATCACGATCTTACAGTCCTTCAGCTTTGAGGGCATGGTGTCGGTGACCCATCCGATGCCGTTTCTCTGCCATGATTCTGTCAGCTTATCCACCGCCTTATCCTGAACGCAGACGGTCGTGCAGTTGCCGCCTACGTCGCGGATGAGGGAACGGTATATCCTTTCCTTCGGGATGCGGAGCTTTTCGGAGAGGCGGTCGAGGAGCACCCATGCGTAGGCTGACGAATCAAGGCTGCGCTTTTTGCGGTACTTCTTAACGGTGATTTCGACATCTTCTCCGTGAAGCCCGTCCCATGCCGGACGGAAGTCCTCGTCAAGCTCTATTGTGACGCGCTGCTTCCGGTCGGCGGTGAAGGTTATTTCGGAGGCGATCCTGCCTTTCATGCTTTAGCTCTTTCATTCTCGATCTTTTGGCAGGCGGGGCAGAGGCACTGTCCGAACTTCTTTCTTGAGAAGTCGGAAATCTCCTGCGCGGTCATGGTCTTGCCGGTCTTGGCTATGACCGGCTCGATCTTTACTCCGCATTTGGTGCAGGTGATTTCGGCTGAGGGTTTGGCTTTCGGGGGCTTTTCGGTCTGTCTCTCCTGCGGCTTTTCCTCGCCTTCGGGGAGGTCTTCTCCGGCATAGATGTAAAGACCGAGACCGTGACGGGCAACGGATTTGGTGAGAGATCTCTGGACGGCTTTGTTTACGTCGTAGGAGGTTACCTTATCCGCCGGGATGGAGTTGTTGCGGAAATCCATGACCGGCAGGTACTCGATGTTCTCGATTCCGTTTACGGTGACACCGGTCTTTACCCAGCAGGTGCGACCGTCGGTGTGGTAGAGCCAGCCGTCCTTGTTTTCGTAGACGGTGTAGGTTGCATCCGGATGGAGCTTTTTCAGCTCTCCCCATGCCCATGCCCATGAGAGGTAGGTCATACCGTTTTTCTTCTCGGTTTTGTCGCTGACGTTTATCGCATTCAGCTCTGTAAAGTAGTTTTTCTCGTTCATTTCACTGTTACCTTCTGCCTTTCTTCGATATGTGCGCCGTCGACGGTTTCTCCGGATTTGATTGCTTTCTTTATTTCAGCCAGCATCGGCTTGTATGTGGTGGTGGGTTTGAACCATGTCATGTCGAGGAGGGATTCGTCGACGATGACCGCTTCGGATTTTCTCATTGTGACGGCGCATTTTGCGGTTTCAAGCTTTTTCTCGCCGTGAGAGGTGAGGTCGTCCGCGAGATACGCGCTCAGACGCTCTGCTTTGGCTTCTGCGGCTTTTCTGCGCTCGGCAAGGGATTTCTCCTCTGCCTTTATATCGTCTGCCAGAGCGGTCAGGTTCTTGATATAGAGGGCTATGCCTTCAAGCTTGTCCTGACGGAGGATTTCAAGGGTTTCAAGGTCGTGTTCGCCTTCGTCGATGATCTCGCCGGTTTCGGGGTCGATGCTCCCGTTGAAGCCGTTATCGAGGATTCGTTTTATCTGTGAGTTGATTTCGTAGAGGTTCATGCGTATCTCCTTCCGAGGATTTCTCTTCTCATCTCCGTCATGCGGAGGTCTTCTTCATACTCCTCATCTTCCGTGAGGGGCATTTCGCGGGTGTTGGTCTCGGCTGCTTCTTCGTCGGATCGGTAACAGCGGTTTGCAAAATCGTAATCCGGGTCGAGCCATTTTTGCTCGTAGTCGGCTATGGTGATTTCATCCCAGAGTGTCATCTTCGGGGGTCTCCTTGAGGTATCTTTCTTCCCAGCTTTTGATTTTGTTGTATACCTCGCTGTTGTCTTTGCTGAATGTGTATGTGTATGCGTGTTCCGAATAAAGGATTTTGATGGTGCCTTGCTGATAGATGAAAAGGCTGACCCTGATTGAAGTCGTGCTGTACGACATACTGAATTCCACATTTTTCGGAGCGCGGCAGTTGAGGATGAAGATGTGTTCAAGGGCATATTCTGCGAAGGTATGCATTTGGGCGGGGGTGAGTGTTTTCATGATTTGCTCCTCCTGAAAAGAAGTTTGTATTGCGCGTATGCGATAACCGGCAGAGCGGCGAGAGCCTTTACTCCGAAGGTCACGGCAAGCGCAAGAAAGATATACATGAGTGTGAGGGCAAGCGTGCCGGGGATGTACTTTTTCATGTCAGCCTCCTATGAGAGTTGAGATTGAGATGTTCATCGCGTTTGCGATGGCAGAAAGCTCCGAGAGGGTGACGCTTTCCGGGGATGTCCTGAGAATGCTTTTCAGGCGACCGTAGGACAGACCGAGTTTCTTTGCGACGGTGTCTTTATCGTCTCCCTTCCGGTATCTTTCTGCTTTGTATGCGTCGATATGCCGCACGACCGAAGCGCACCGTTTTTCGGTTTCGGTCATGGCTGCGCGGGGCATCAGTCAAGTCCCCTTTCGTGTTCGAGCTTGGTCAGAAGATTCTTAAGATCGTTCTGAATCTTAAGGGTTTTCGGGTAGCTGTTCTTTGCGTGAATCGCGTCGCTCAGCTCTGCGGGATGTACCGGAAAGCCGTTGCCGCTCAACATCTTTGCGATGTCGTTCTGCTTTATATGAAGCCGAACTATCCGGGTCTTAAGGTCAAGGTTCATTTTGTCCTCCTTTTTAATATATTAATTTTTAAGAATTTTTCTTGACAAACACGCCGATCAGCGGTATACTGACGGCGTGCCGTCTTGGCAAAGAAAGGAGCGCGGTTATGTTAGCCAAGCTTTTGAATTTGCCTGCTCCCTTATTGACGGGTCGCAATTTCAACCAATGGATACGCGCATCCATTGGTTTTTTGTTTTGCCTGCCTTTTCTTTCTTTGCGGTTAGTTTTTCAGAATTTCCCTTGACATTTGCGCCCTGCCGTGTTACAATTGAGTTGCGGAACAATCGTATATGGTAAGGCGCGATGTCTATAACAAGCGGAGGCGCGTCTCCGTTTGTGTCGTAGCACCGGTGTGTTCGGTGCTTTGATGGTTCTATTATAATCTACTTTTTCTACTTTGTCAATAGAAAAATCTACGTTTTCTACTTTTTCGGCGCCTTTCACAATTTGATTTTACTAATTAAATTTTAAATGGTGCAAAATTATGTTTTGGGAAAAATTCGTTGAACTGTGTGCTGAAAAAGACAAATATCCGAGCAAAGTCTGCGAGGAGCTGCGTTTTTCCAATGCAACCGCTACGCACTGGAAGCAGGGAGCACAGCCACGCGCTACATCGATTAAAAAAATATCAGACTATTTTGGTATTTCGGTTGAGTATTTTAGTATAGAAACAGATGAAGCTTCCCTCAGTTCCGACACGCTCGATCTGTCGAAGCTCGATCCGGCTATTGTCGATTTTCTTAAGTATGTAATTGCTCTACCTCAAGATGAGCAAAGATCATTAATACAGTTGTTCAAAGGAAAAAAACAAAATGATATCATGGGCAGTTAATCGAAAACTTTCATCCCCTGTTTATCAAGGTAAATTCATTGCTTTCTTTGAAAATGGGTATTTATCAAAAATGCGCCCGAACAACAGGGATGTTTTTTCGGACGCAAGATATTCAGATTATATAGTAATAGGCGACAGAATTTATGATATGAACTGCGCAAATGATATTCGCGCAATACCTGTTCCGAATTTTGGTCGTGTTGATACCATGTCTGGCGACGGCTCTCTTGGCTCGTTGGACTATGTTCTGCGGATGATGGCTGGCGGGCATTTTGATGACGGTGAGAAAGGTATCGAAAGCGAAAAAGAATTGTGCTCTGCGCTTCTTTGGAAATCTACCGAGCTTATGCTTGCAAATGAACATTGCGGATGGTCGCATAACGATTTTAACCGTTTGATTGATTGGCATTTTAAGCTGAAAATGTTTGATGAGGGGAGAAAAGCCGTAGAATATCTTGAATCGCAACCTCGATATACAGAGAACACTTTTGATCAATGCGCAAAAGGAATAATTAAATATGTAATTCCCAATGCAATTTCATATACAAACGGCTTGGTTATGTATAGCGACTTAGGGCATCCATGCTGCGGCGAATGTGCCAAAATGATCGGCAGAGTATACACGGTCAAAAATGGCTTATCAAAATATCCAAAGCTACCAAACTATGCAAGAGTACATGGAAATTTTCATCCCGGTTGTCGATGCTCTATAACTGCTTTTTCTCCCGATTACTTTTACATAAAAGGAAAAAAAGCCAACCCTTTCATTGCAAGTCACCGTCCATATGTTGATGATAGGACAGAAGAGCAGAAACGAGGATATCAAGATTATCTGGATTTGCTCGAAAAAGAAAAGCAAGAAGAAATCGACAGAAGAATTTATTATGTTCTTCTTGAAGTTCTTCCGGAAGAACTGATACCAAAAACATTCGGTGCATTTCGACGCATAAAAAACAGCAATTCTAAGAAATATCAAAGAATAACCGAATATCTGCAAGAAAAAAATATAAAATTATAAAACAAAAGCCCGCCGAAGCGGGCAGTTGTATATGTTATTGCTTATTTGCCTGCAAGGCGTTTAAGTTCTTCAAACTCTTCGGGGGTGGCATTAAGTATGATTTCGACGAGAATTCTACTTTCTTCGCTGAGTTCATCGAGATTTATTATTTCGTCTTTCATTTGTCTGTGTCCTTTCGTCGTCCTCTCCGTAGAGAGATTTTATAATTGTGAATTCTTCCTGCGTGAGTTTTGCGATAAACCGGGCAACATCCGGCGTCAAACGAATCTCTCCCATTCAATCACCCCCCTTTCCGTCTTCCGGCGCACAGTCCTCCTGATACGTCACGCGCCTCATGCGGAGCTGCAAGGCTCTTGCAAGCCGAAGCTCGTCCTCGGTGATTATCGGGTCGGTGTAATGGCGTTCTCTTTCGATGCGCCGTTTCTCATAGCGATTGCGTATCATAGTATACCTCCGGTTTTTTATGCTATATTTACCATACCACATTTACAGGTGAATAGCAATAACCAGTTCTGAATACCCGCATATTTAATCGAATTGTGCAACTCATATATGAGAATTGCGATTCATATTTAAATGCTGGAAACTATACAATGAAGGAAGGTCAAAAAAAATGACGATTTCAGAGTATCTGAACGAGCTGAAAAAGGAAAAAGCCCTGACCAATCAGCAGATTGCAGAGCTGAGCGGCATCGCTCCAGGCACGGTTGCGCGTCTGTTCTCCGGTCATGCCGAGGGAGCGGCGTTTTACACCGTCTCCAGTGTGGTAAAAGTTCTTGGTGGCTCTCTCGACGAGCTTGCGGGAATCGAGCAAAAGCAGATTGAGCCTACAACCGGAACCGCGACTGTCATTAAGTATGTCCGAGACTATGGAGCGGAGAAACGGATATCCGAGATCTATCTCCGCTCTTTAAGAGATAAAAACCTTTGGATAATCTTTCTCGGCTTTCTTTTGTTTGCGTTGGTTGCCGCGATCATCGGCATACTGATATACGATTTCACACACATCGACATCGGGTTTTTCAGGCAGGCACTTGCTTCTGTCGAGATGCAGAAAGAAATCCTTATAACGATAATATGAACAACACCCCGCGCGTGCGGGGTTCTTTTTGAAGGAGGTCAAAATGGTTAAGGCAGAAAGGCTACCGTCGGGGTCGTACCGGATAAAAGTCCTTGACTATAAGGACGAGGACGGAAAGGCGCATTACCGGAGCTTTACCGGAAAAAACAAAAAAGCCGTGCAGCTTGAGGCGGCGCAATTTGAAGCGCAGAGAAAAGACAACCGCGCAGGGAACATCACGGTTTGTTGCGCAATGGAACGATACGTGGAATCCAAAAAAAACGTCCTTTCGCCGCGCACCTATCGAGAGTATACTCAGATGCGGAAAAACTCGCTCAAGATGCTCCACCAAATCAATGTCAACGATCTGACCCGTGAGGATGTGCAAGCGGCAGTTAACGCAGAAGCGGAAAGCCATGCGCCGAAGACAGTCAGAAATATGCACGGGCTTTTGTCTTCCGCGCTCAAGATGTTTCGCCCGGATTTTACATTACTTACAACATTGCCGCAGAAAGAAAAATCGGACATAATCATACCAACCGAAGAAGATGTTATGCGGCTGATTAAAGATGTATACGACACAGATATCGAGCTGCCTGTGCTGCTTGCCGCTCTTGCCGGGATGCGTTCAAGTGAGATCGCTGGGCTTAAATGGGCAAATGTTGATTTGGGAGCGGGAACAATAAAAGTCGATACCGCGCTCGTGCGGGACATCCATAACAATTTTGTCGAAAAGGCTCCGAAATCTCACGCAGGATATCGGATTATTAAGATGATTCCTTATCTGCGGGACGAGATGAGCCGTCTCTATACATCGGACGCTGTCTTTGTAACGCCGCTCAAAGCCAATCAAATTTACACTCGATATCAACGCGCCCTCGCAAGAGTTTGCCCCGGAGCACACTACACCTTCCACGAACTGCGTCATTATGCTGCATCGGTCATGATCATGCTTGGAATTCCGGTAAAGTACATCGCGGATATGCTCGGACACGAGACGGAGGAGATGGTTAATCGCGTATATGGTCACATTATGAGGGACAAAAAAGACCAGTTTTTTGAGCGGCTCGAAACGTATTATAGCGATACTTTTAAGCGATATTTATAATAATCTGCCACGAAATCTGCCATGAGCAACAAAAAAGTCAATCAATACGGGGGTTTACAGACTTTTTGAACAGGTTCGACCCCTGTTACCCGCACCAAACCCGCAAACCCGCGTCCCGCTTGGGA